GACAACACCTGCTTCAATCAACTTTCGGCGATTGTCCAGGTGTGCGGCTTGAGTTTCTTCTTTAGATCCACCGAAGTATGGGACACAATGACCCTCTTCAGCCATGACAGCAGTAACCGGTCGCCATGCATCTGTCGTTGGACAATGCACATCAAAGTCACCAAGGATACGACCAAACTTACCCTTCATGTCTTCGCCATCACGAGCAACTTGTGTTCTCAATACTGGATTCTTACCCAGTAATTCTTTGAGTCGCTTGCTTGCGGCTTTACCGAATACCTTTTCTACCTTGTCTCGGGTACGTGATTCGGGTGTATCAATGCCCATGATACGTACTCGCTCGTTTTTCAACCAGACACCAAAACCAAGATCAATGTCAACATCTACTGTGTCACCATCAACCACCTTAATCAACTTCGTTCTATATTCGTACATTGCTTTCCTTAAAAATTAAATTCTATTCTTGCGCCGACCATATGATTATTAACAACAACCGCTGCCCTTGAACCTGCGACTGTCCATAGTAACCACTCGGGGGCATCGTTCTCAATCAAACTGTGCATTCCCCAGAGACTTAAAGCAGTAGCAAGGGCAAGTTCGCCATCACTAATTGTACTGCCGAACACGGGGTTCACTTCACGAAAACATTCACACGGGTCTCTCATCGCAGAATATGACTGTAAACCATCTAGAACTACAACACTAGCATAGAACGTGTAAATTTGTTTTTCTCTTTCACTCCACTCTTTCGCACTTACATTATGTGTCCATAGCAAAAGGCACATTAGTGCCATTACTTTTTTAACGTACATAACGTTACCTCTCAAAGGGCCCCGACCGAGGCCTCTCAAAAGATATTTATACTTTTAGCGGGTTAGCAGAGGCTATCCTGTTCTTGGCTACTTCAAAATATGTGACATCCATCTCAATACCAATAAAAGAACGATGACAGTTAGCACAGGCAACACCCGTTGTGCCGCTACCCATGGTGTTGTCAAGCACCGTATCACCTTCGTTGGAATACGTCTTAATGAGATATTCCATCATGGAAACGGGTTTTTGAGTAGGATGATAACCTTTCTCTTGTTTCCATTTCTGGACGCTTTTAGGGTATCTGGTACCCTCTGGATTGTCACGATGTTTTGATTGTGCTGAACCATAGACTTCACCAATTTTGGCGGTATCTGATTTAAAACCACCATACGGTGTGCTGTACCACATCTGAGGATTGTATGTTGGTTTCTTGCGATAGAACACCAAAATATTTTCATGTGCCTTGAGCGGCATGACCTTGGCATTCATCGGGTTTGTGCCTTGAGGTTTCTCCCAGATCCACTCGTACCGTAGATTCGCCAGATTAGATGCCGCAAGTGTGGTCGTGAATGGCTGTTGGGCGGTGAATACCATCGCCGCGTTTTCTTTACAGACCCGATTGTATTGCTCCCACAGTTGATCTAACGGTATGATACTGTCCCATTTACAGGCGGTGGTACCATATGGTAAATCAACTAGAAGGAGATCAACACTATCATCGGCTAACGACGGTAGTATTTCAAGACAATTACCTAACCGTAAATCTGCATCCATTCTTCAAGTCCTATTGTGTATTCTGAATTAAGGAGATCAACCAGTCGCTTAGAGCCAGACATCCAATCATCGTTGTCTGCTTTCTCACCGCCCTGTTGAGCACCAAAGTACTTATTACGGATCTTACCCTTTGCAATACCCTTCATCACAAGGTGGTTTTCTTCAGCAAGTATTTTCTGAAAGTTTTCTTTAGACATCAACCGAACAACATCGTCAGTGCCGTCAGGATTAATACCCGCAAAACACAGCCATTCCCAGTCTTTACCCTCAGCAACGTGGTTCATCATCCAAGTGTTTTCCTGAATGATACCATTTTTCTGTTGGGCAAGAGAGAACTTGTATTCAATCTTGACACCGTTGATGATAGAATCATGACTCGGGTTGAGTGGTCGTTCTACTTTACAGCCAAGTTCAGCAAACACACCGTCAAGAATCTTCTCGCCGAACTGACCTTTCTGCTTGTTGCCGAGGAACTTGTATCCCTCAAACGCAGTGCCAATCCAATAGTCTTGATTCTGTTCAACGATATAATCTTTAGCGCCACACTTGAGGGCAGAGGAAGAAAGATTCATAATAATAACTCCAATTCACTAATTCAAACACTATGATATCATGATTGGAGTGTTTTGTCAACATGTTTTATCAATTTTCATCAATTTATTTTCGTGAACTATTATCACATGATCTAGATCACGATTGTCTAGAATCCACAGAGCATCTTCTAGTGTATTGAGAATAGGTTTACCGCCTATGTTGAACGAGGTATTGAGCAGTACATACGGGCTTCGCCTGTCCAATAACTGGTAGATAAAAGGCGATTCGTGTTTCTTTAGTGCCTGAACTCTTGCGGTGTTATCCACATGATTGACCGCAGATAGTTGTTCTCGCCATGATTCTCGTGTTGTCAAAGCATAGTTCATTGCTTCCAGATTGTAATACGATGGACTCTCAAAATATGTTTCAACATCACGATCTCTTACGACCGGAGCAAATGGACGATACCATTCACGATGCTTGACCTTCGCGTTGATCTTATCTTTCATGCCTGGGTATGACGCACTCGCCAGAATAGATCTTCGGCACAATGATCTAGCACCGACTTCAATACCACCGTCAATGAAACCTACAATCTTACCCTCTTCTATTATATCAGAGAAATCTTCAAGATCAATCTCTGTCGCGGCTCGTTCTTCCAGAAGAGCCGGCACATTCTCTAGATCCATCAATCGGAGATCTGATAGATGTGGATCTTTACAAGGCGCTAGATCTCGCTTGAAGAAGTCCGCAAGCATACCCAGAGCAAGACCTGAATCACCAGGATTAGAAGGTACAAACACGTTGAAATTTGGATATAGTTCTCGGATCATTTGATTCACGATCACGTTCATACCACAACCGCCACTAATCAATATGTTGTTATCATATTTCTCAGCGATTGGTACAATAGACTCGTCAAAGACAGTCTTGATCATGACCTTGGCGAGTTCTTGGAGTTCCCATGCGATTTGACATTCTTGTTCTTTGGTTAAAGGAAACTTGTCAGGAAATCCATATCGTTTTTTGTAGTGATCAATCAACTGCTTGCCCGGCCACATATTACCAAGCAATCCCTCTTCTTTGAAGACTAACTTCGGATAGACCTCTTTCATATACCAGTTGATAGTATGATAAGCGTCAGTCGTGTAGTGACCATATGCAGATAGACCCATCATTTTACCTGCGGTGTCAATTCTGATAGATCTTGCAAGACGACCACCACCTCCCGGCGATGGCTTTAAACATATACTGAATGGCAGAAAGTCGGATAAATTGCAGAACAACCAACCGATATTGATATAGTCTAACACCTCATGATTTAATCGGTGTTTGTCAAAACCAAATCTGCCCGAGAAACAAGTATCACCACCGCCATCATAGGTCAAGGCTAATGCTCTTCCGCCACGAAAAGGCGATTGCACATAGGCAGACCTTGCGTGAAGGGCATGGTGATGAACATCTCCCATGTCTATCATTTCATCATTCTTGAAAGCCGAGCCTAGAATTCTCAGCAACTCCGGCTCTGATTCCTTGAAAAAGAATCCTTTGTGAAGGATGTACTTAAAGTCATTATCAATATCGTAGTCTCGTTTGAGAAGACGAATCACCTCTTGGATGATATGCATGAACTCATCCAGCCGCGCTTTGTTTTTAAGTGACGGCTGATAGTGTTTTTCTTTAATGATTTTTTCTAGTTCTACCTGTATAATGCGATCATTTGCAGGATCAGTTACAGCGATTGCGGCATCATGCCCTAGAAATATGGCAAGCGATGGTTTCATTATTACGAGATCATCTCCGAAATTTCACGAGCATACTTCGCGTTGGTTACTGGGACTGCGTTGCTTTTGTGGAGAGTGGCAATTCCGATGACGAAATCTCCGGTGTATTGCTGGGACTCTCGCTTGTCGCCTCCTGCCTTTCTTGGAGTAAGAGGTGCCGATGGGTAGCGTTCAATCTCTGACGCACGTTGGCTTGCATACGACGAACTTGGTTTGTATTCCTGAAACTTAGGCGGTGCATATTTGACATAGACTTCCCCTTTGGGTTTTTTAGGCTTGCGTTTCCGACCACTACTGTCGTACTTATACGATCCGAAAACTCTCATTCATTCCTCCATATATGAAAAGTGCTCTTGAATATCAATTGAACTTCTTTCATCATGCCAGTCAGTGACGAACTCACCAACCATGGCATAGTAGCCTTTACCTGTGGTATCGGCATAATCAAAGTCAGCATCAATCTCTATCTTATCATAAAAATAACTCTCAATCAAGTGGGCACAGTCAGTTTCTACAATACCGACATAAAATTTCTCGGGATCAAAGTCGTCTTCTGACATGATGAGAACTTCACCAAAGCCACCTTTCTCAGCACTATGGAACACAAGAACAGGCACGGTATCTTTGCCGGGATGGTTATCGCTCGTATATGCCTCTCGGCCATAGAGATGATTATACTCAAACGGACCTAAGTGATCACCAATCTCGTTGCCGTCAACGTCTTCCTCTTGGATATAATACTGGTTGTCAGCATATGGACCATTGAGATGTTCAATATCATCTAACTCATGCCATGGAAATTCAGATCCACAATCATCAAAATCAGCAAAGTGATCAATGATATCACCCTCATCGGCATCTTTAAAATCATCAAACTGCGCTTGAGTGATTTGACCAATGGTTAACTCGCCGCCATAGCGACCAGTGGATACTCTAAATCTACGCATCAATTCTTCTCCCAACTAATATCAGGGCGAGTGTCGCCACTGCCATTCCAATTTACTTTACAACCACTCTCCTCAATGAGAGGAATGATTGCCTTGAAGTTGGCAACACCTTCGTCGCGGCCATCGAAACAGAATACAGAACTACCAGCAATTTCTGGGGGCATACAAACAAAGCCATCCACACTGGTGTCAGGTTCATAGCCGAGATCCTCGAAGTCACCTGAAACGAAACCCTCTCCTTCACAATGTCCACAATGTTCATCTTCTTCATCGTCGAAACCTGTACCGTCACAGTAGTGGCAATCTTCTTCGCTCGCACCATAGACTTCACAGTCCTGAGAATGATTGAACAACACTTTGGACAAGTCATCATGCTCGACTTCACCCCATGCACACGATTGACAACACGGCAGGTTCCACTCAACGAACCAACCTTCGGCACGAAGTGCCTCCTGCATTCTAGCAAAACTCATCGCACTTCCTTATAGTTTCGTAATCTGTTAATAGCATCATTTCACCTTGAGCCGCCACTACTTGTTCTGGTAGGATCCCAGATTCGAGACATGCTTCATACCAATCAGCAAACCCAACCACTGCTTCTTCAAAACTCATCGATACACCTCATCCGTTTTTACGAACACTGTGTAGTCCGTGTTATGACCAGGAAACCCCTTATCATCATGCACTACCATGTCCACACCGAAACCTTCGTCAAAGACCTCTGAAACGAAACCAAACGCACGTTTACCGTTGCGTTCAAAGTTTACATAGCAACCGTTCAGATACGCTTTGTGGTTAGTTGTTACTTCACTCATGTATTATCTCCTGACCGATATTTGACATCGTTCTTATCGAACGGTTTGCGAGCGGCAGTCTTATCTGCCTCTTTCTTTCTGTCCTTCATGACGATGGACTTGTTGAATTTGTGGGCAAACTTCGCCACGGGATTCTTCTCTTTCACCAGAACAACTCCTTAGATTAAATATCCTTTTGTTTTTAAACTGTCTGGTGTCCATCCTTCGATGATGATTTTAGCCGTCATACCGAATCCCATAGCGTCAAGAACACCACGGATGTATTCGATCTCATCTGCCTCTTTCAGACCAGCATGATACGCACGGCTGTCATCCGCCATCATGAATGTCCAGTCGTGAAACTTACATTTCTCATGAAGGATTTCACAGATTTCTGTGGCTTCCATACCACTATTGAAGGCTTTCGCATACAAATTTAAACTATTCTCCATTCAACGGTACTCCTATTGCACAATATTCAGTCCATGCTTTGAACACTTTTATGGACTCTTTCTTACTCAAACCAAAAGACTCTTGCAGAACTCTGGGTGCACCAAACATGTTGATGGTACCACTGTCCCGCAATTTGTCCAGAAAAATAAACATTTCGTTACCCATTATGATGCCTCCTTAGGTGCAAACAACTTAGAAAAACCTTCGACCAGAAGATTGTAAGAAAAGATCTCATATCGCCACTCACGGTACCAACAATGGTATTCGTCAGACTCAAACATTTCCTGTTCTGCTTTCTCGTAACGAGCCTCAAACGCCTTGAGACAATCCAAAGTATCTTCAATACCCATGAAACCTTTGAGGATTTGAAGTGCTTTGTTGAAGTCAATTTCGCCTTCTAGTTCTTCTCGGTCAAACGCATCTTGGTAAATAACTCGGGCCATGTCTCTATCTCTCATTGATTAAAAACATATTATCGCACATTGGAACAGGTTTGTCAATCACCTGGATGAATAGTCATTATTCAGCCGGTGAATAGTAGTCCGTAACCGAACATAGCACCAAGAATAGCACCCATGAAACAACAAGCGAAAAACGCTACCACAGGATTCTCTTTGATCTGCTTTTCCCGCTTAGGCACAGAAAAATCTTTCTTTGCATAATCTCGCATACTAAAATGCCTCCCTTTAATCAAACTTGTCTAGAATTGCAAGAATGTCCTTGGTATTCAATCCCAAGCGCCGCAGTTTGCGTACTGCCATTTCCCTCGTGATGAGGTCGTCTCGCAATTGCATTGCCACAAATTCAATCTCTCGTTTTACTTCTCTTATATCTCGCATATTAAAATGCCTCCTTTTCAAAACGCTCCATATCACGTTCAACTGTCCTGACCATGCGAATCGCCTCTTGAACTCGCAGACCATATTCACGCATCAACATCTTGGCGACTTCACCTCGACCTCGACCGCTCTCAATTGCCTCTTGAACAACAAACACCAACTGACCCATTGCACTCATTAGAACTGCCTCCCAAAATCAACGTTAGACCAACCCTCACCATCAACCATCCATGCAGTACCACACTTCTCGTTGACGATGATATCACCAACAGAAACCGAATGCATTCGAGTGAACTTCTGAATGCAAGACCCTTCAGGTCCGTAACCGTTACCGACATGAAATACATCTTCAAGGGTATCAACACCGGTAACACGAGCAACCGAAGCGAAGTGATCTGACATCCAAGGTTCAAATTTCTCAGAACCACCCATGAACTTGACATCACGATGGATTGCGATCTCGGGAAAGTCGCCGAAGTCGCCATCCCAACCAACTTTATTCAGGTGGTCAGATGCTTCGTTTGACAAATGAAACTGGTGAATTAAATATGACATTATACAGTCCTCACAATGTAAGCGGGTTTAGTTGGATCCAGTTTGAGTTCAGGATTGGTCACTTCCGTCACTACATCCCAGATTTCTGCATTCTTCAATGCGTCAAACAAAAACTCAGAAACAACCTGGTGTCCTTTCGTCGCACGATCAGCAACATACTCAGCATAGGTCTCAAAGTCAGTAATTCGGTCAGTCATATAGCGATCTCTCATTGATTAAAAACATATTATCGCACGTAGAAGAGCAAAAGTAAAGCGCTAAGTTATTGATTCATAACGGGTTTTAAACATCAATAAAATCAATGACTTACAGATGAAAAAACTTAACTTTTTTTAGATCAATTTGTTATAAGGAACCTATAAAATCGTTATAAGGAGACATTGATTCAATGCTTTCAATATCTAAAGCCAGCATCATCAACCGGCTTTCATGTCGGAATTCTTTCCAGAACTCAGGGTCATGTTCTTCAATGGATTTTGCATTGTGATAGATATCAAAGAACTTGATGATACGCACCTCTTCGGGCGCTATCTGCAACCTCAAGCGGTCGTGTTCTTTTCGTACCCTTCGGTTACCCACATAAGCAGGTGGCTTTGTCAGATACCACACGTACTCAGCAACTTTTTCACCAAAGACATCCTCCACGTTCTCAAGGGTAGCATTCGTATCTTCAACTGTATCATGAAGTAATGCCGCAATTACAGCCGTCTCACTGAGCCCATGGACACGAACCAGATCACCTACGGCTTCTGGATGCGTTATATAGGGTTCTCCAGTGTACTTTCTGGTCTGCCCTCTGTGATAAATGGCAGCCCAGTTTCTAGCGTGGATTATCTTTGATTCATTCATCCCAATACAACTCCGTAAATTCTTTCTCTCGTTTAAATGCTTCTTTTTCCCATGGCTGGTCTCGATAGCGGATCGTGCCACCGCGAGGTCCTACGGGAATCTTCTGACCCTTCCAGAAAGTACCACCCTGAGACAACTCCCTGCGAATGTACTGTTTGATATGGATTAATTCATGGGCAATTGTAGTGGCAATCTCACGAGGTTCTACTGCTCGCAACTTACCTTCATTGACCACTTTACCCACTTCAACCAGATACTCATCAGCATCGTTCTCAATTGCCTGACCAAAGAAACCATCTTCTACGACATTTTTGAACTGAATACCGATAACGATATCCCGCTTGAACTCGCGAGGAAACAACTCGTTAACGACATCTTCAGCAAATTCTTCGTAGATTTTACGGTTTTTGATACGACCTTTGAACTGGAGTAGCAACATATGTACCCTTATTGACTAACTAAAGCACCATTATGACAGGAATTGCGGGTGGTGTCAAGCATTAATTGATGCTTTTGAAGCATATATTGTATTCTCAATCCTCATCAATTATATATAGATATAACATATCATATGAGAATTTATTAAGTGCCACTATCACAATCCCACCTCACTTCTAGTGTTTGTACACAATGCGGACAATGTTGTCATTTTGAGGAGTATGATCCCAATCTGCCAGTCCATGCTCAGGTGATGGAAACAGGGCAAATGATGACTGGCTTTATTGCTGGTAATCCTAACACACCTACGTACCTCCCTATAGTTCTCAAAGAGTTTAACGGTTCCAACTGGCTTACGTGTGCGTATCTACAAGATACTCAATGCACCAACTTCGATTCTGACGGAAACGATCTACGCCCGGACCGTTGTAGAGACTGGTATTGTCATGACGCCGATGGAGTTCCCAATGAGTATCTCACTTCGGGAGTAGATGTGGACGTTATTAAGATTATAGTGGATAATGTCCACGAAACTAACCTAGCAGGAGAATGACCTCAGGTCGTTGTGCTTGACTGATGAGTCGCCTGGACCGTCGTTGCGTACCTTCCTAGACATCCTAACATTCCTGTCATTAGTTGCTTACACATGATCGCATCGTTTGGCCAGGCACCAAATTCTTTCACTAACTTTATCAACTTTATAGCACCTTTTGGTTTTATAAAGTATGCCGAGTTTCCAGGCAAACCTTGTGGTACATCATGATTATCTATCCACGGCACGGGTGATATCACGTTCTGTGATATTGCTTCATGATATGCTTGAGAGCGTCTGGTCGCTCCTCGAGGATCGTTCAACGATATAACCGAATACTTAGAGTCTTGAATGGGTTTTAATTCTAACTTACGAGTGAACAGAGCATCATGTTCCAATATCATATAAGGTTCATCATGCTGGACGCATAATTCCCAGAGCCGATAATGAGACATAAAACATGCCATGCGCTTTTTTGGATCAGCCGTCTCATAGGGAGACTTCCAAAGACCCGTTGCGATATCTATATGACCCTTAGTCCATGGATAATTCCACTGAAGTTTTCTAGTCTTAAATTCTTCTACTACATTATCAACAGTGGTCGCAATAAATTTATCTACAGTAAATTCGTTGTCAAAGTGATTAGAACTGTCGATCAACACATCCGCCTGTTGAAAGGATTCTGGATTGTCCGACAGTGTAATAACCTTGGCTCTCATCTTAGTTGCCGTCCCAGTTGAGATCCTGTTGAGCACCTTGTGCTTCTTCATGTTCTGCTGAAGGCACACGAGAACCCTGTGAACGTCTCACGATGTCATTGTGATCAAACTCTGACCAATACAACTCAAAAGCAACACCATCTGCGAGCCCTACAAACTGATGCCATACACCGGCAGGTACTGCCATGTATTCACCCGCGTTTAGAACTGTGGTGTCCACAATATCGCTATTCTCTGGCCATGTGCGAATCAGCAACTTGCCAGACTCAACAAAGAACCCGTTCGATTTGGTGGTGTGATAGTGTTCAGAGCATTGAAAGTCCTTCTTGAACTCAATCCTGTGGAACTCTAACGAACCGTTTGCTTCAATTTGCTGAGTCTTACCCCAGATCTTTCCTGCTGATTTCATAGGTCTGCTTCCTTAACAAAAATACCATCAATCATTTTACCCTTGCGATCTTTGATGTCAGACCATGCCGCTTCAAGACAATCTGTGATGTGCCAATCGTTTCGCTCCATGATGTTGATCAACACCACCATGATATCACCGATGTCATCTTTCAGATCTTTGCCCTTACAGATGTTGTCTGACAATTCACCGACCTCTTGGATCAATTTCAAACACTGGTCTTTGTCAGTGCTTCCTTCAATCAAGTTACGATCACGATGCCACGTTTCAATACGTGCAATCATTACATCTGTAATGCCTCGTGACTCACCATTCCAAGTGTCGTTCATAGTTTTTTTGCCTTGTACCAATTGATATGATCGTTCCAGTTATTGAACTCACCTCGAATCGGGCAGAAAAACTGTCCATTATAGGGCGGTTTGGATATGTCCTTGTAGGACAAGTTTAACTCAGTTTGTCTCATTACATTCCTTAGAAGTTAAAAAATTATATATAATTCCAACTTAACACGGTGAAATATGTCTCTCTTAAAAACCATGGTGCTGGAAAAATACGTACCCGTTGTAGGTAAAACTTACTATCTTTATCGCAACTTCAGTGGTAAACTTTTTGTCACTGATGATAATATAATAGCAGGTGAAAAAATCTGTAGTTACGTTTGGGTTGCGGGATAACCTTCGTACCAAGTGACTACTGTTTCAGAACGAAAACTTCTCCAACCTGCTTTATCTAGACACCACACTACCAAGTGGTCGCTCTCTTCACGTTGTTCGAGAATCTCTGGTACATTGTGACCAGACAATTCTACATTCAAAGTGCAAGGCATTATCCTTAACTCACCTGTACCAATCTTATTGAACTCAACTGTTACTACACCGGCTTGCGCGGCTTTAGTAAATCCTTTCATCATAATTCTACTACCTCTACTATTGTTGGTACCACATCAATACCATTCACGATATCTGACGAGATCAAATCTCCCAGAGCATTCTTTTTACTACGTGTCCACTTAAGACCAACATACACACGATACTGCTGTTTCGCTGTCACCAACACCGCTTTGTTCCACTCTTCATAACCGACAGGTGCAATCTTACCGACAGTGTTTCGTACAACAGAGTTTGTTTCTGTGGACATCTCAACGCTAGATTCGTCACCGGCTTCTGCTACGGTGTACTCGGTGTCTTTGTTTACTTGCCCAGCGATCTGGTCAGCAAGGTCCGCCTTAGCAATCATCATAGCCTTTTCAACCGCTAGTTGAAGGTTAGATGACACCGCAGTACCAACACCGTAAATATATCCGTGTTTGTTTTTCCGATCAAGTAATCCACGCTTCTCTTCAGAATCAATGTACCACTCGGGAACGAGGCTGAGAATAGAATTCTCGGTAGACTCTTGTTTTACTTTATAGTTAGACGCACATCCAACTGTTAACATCAATACCGCTATTGCTAATAACGCTTTCATAACATATCCTATTTTGCTAATGCTATAATAACACCAAGGAGTCCCACATCTACCAGTTGGACTTTTACGTAGTCACCGAACCGATTATGAGGATCAAACTTCTGCTTGCCTTCTTGAGTCGTTTCAGTGCATTTTCGGACTTTGGTTTCTTTAACCAGTTGCCCATCTTCAAAGTGTTGCGTCACCTCATAGTGACAATTGCTAGACGATTCTTCTTCTGCGTATGCGCTAAATGCGAACACCAGAAACAGAAAAAGAATAAAGATCTTCAGAAGTGTTTTCATAATATAGTACTCGTTCGTAAGAATAGTTATTATAACACATTCTTAACGGGTTTGTCAACCTCTTAAGATTCCTTGGAGTTTATCTTCAAAGGCTTCAACTTTCTCTAGACGATTAGGCCAGTAGATATAGTCCTTCTCAGGATTGGCTTTAAGACTATTCAACAAGGGCGTGACCGCATTGTACAGTTCGTGCAATCGATTATGGGTGTCCAGAACTGTGTCTGCTTTCTCTTGCAAAGCGATAACTGTATCCAGTTCGTCTTCAGTTACCGCAGTAAAGCCAAAATCAAAAATGTCTTCACTCATCAAAACTATCCTCCAAAGTAAAAGTAAATGAATCGGTAGTATACTCAGTTGGATTCAACATCCAATTCATTACATTTTCGCGCAGATCTTCGCTGGCTTTTTCTTCTTCCATGTCCAGACGAAACTGGCGATAGGCAACAAAATCTAAAATGTTATTATTTTTATCCACAGAGAGGTGCTCCTTTTACACGATTTACTCTATCCCATTCGTCGGGCGACACATCGTTCAGACGAGCCGCAGTGCCTTTAGGCGCGGAGATTTGACCATTGTAGTGACCCGGAGCAGAAGTAGTAATATGTTGATACGCATCATCACGAGACATGGCTGGTCCGTGTTGTTTGTCATGAATGAACAATTGAATCAGTGAATAGTGAATCACTTTCATAAGATCTTTACGCCACTCGGCGGGAGTCTCGCCCTTCTTCCCGTAACGTCTGCCATACTTACCGACATTCCCCATACAAAAACCAGTACCATGACCATCATCAATGATAGACTCCGTTGCTTGGATCTTGCCCGTTGCATAATGTTCGTCGTATGTTGCATCAACGTAATCTTTTACTTCCTGAATTAAGTCACCCTCATTGAATTTATATTCTATCACTCACTCTTCTCCTCAAATCGCTCGTTGAGAACCTATGGTCTCGTTTGTTAAAGTGTATCTCAATGCCTCTACTAGCACAAATTGCTCTACCCGTAAATTTGGCGTCTTTATATTCTTCACCAATTATTCTAACATTAATTTCATACATTGTCAATATGTCTTGAAGATCTTGTTCAGTGACGTAGGGTATGATCTCATCAACATATTTAATAGCATTCAACTGAGCATATCTTTCAACAACAGTCTGAATAGGCTTGTTCTTCTCTGGTCGATCAATAGTGGGATCAACCTGCAAACCACAGATCAAATAATCACACTGACTCTTTGCCTCGCGAAGCATCGCACAATGACCGGCATGAAGCAAGTCAAAAGCACTGCACGTAAATCCTATTATCATAATCTTTTACCAGTTGTGTACAACGTTTGCCATAATAAAAAAACAAGTCATAAAGTTTACACCGACTATCAACGTTCTGACTAAGGTGATGTAACTATCATAGGGTTCTGTCTTGTCGTCCGAGTAACCACCCAGTGAATACTGCCATATCTTACCAATTTTAATTAAGAGTTTCTTCACTTCCGTCATCATATGTAACGATGATTTCACCGTCTTCGTTGATCTCAATCTCTTTGGCGTCAAAGGCTTGTAGGATAGTACCCCAAACATGGATTATTCCCTCTTCTTTGCCGAAGAACTTTCCTGCGTAATAAGATGCCATCATAAGGCCAATGGCGATGAGAGTGTGTAGATATGGGTCCATGTGCGAATCTCCTAATTGAATCTAATACCTTTTAGTTTTTCGCCTGCTCTGGTCTTTTCAAAAACTGGAATATCATCATCCTCATCATTGGTCAAGGTCTGTTCTTCCTGTTTTACGTCAAATAGTCGCATTTTAGATCTGTCTACACCTACAACAAATCGTTTGTTGGCGCTAGGATCGTTATAACGATTCTTTAACTGCTTCACCATAATCTGACCTAACTTGTCCATCTCTTCATTAGAGACGAGAGCAAACATTAAATCCGCTGTCGCCGGCAAGCCAAACGATTCAGACGTATCTTCTAAGCCAGGATCTGAGTTACCGTAACCTGATCTGGTGGTCTGTGTCGCTGATACAATAGGCACATTGAATTCAACTGCAAGACCTCGCATTTCTTCAGCAATAGACTTGATGTAGGAGTATGAGTTAATAGCACCACCCATACCCTTCATTCTTGCGCTTGCACATATATTTAGATAATCTATAAAGATAATTTCAGGTGCAAACTTCTTTTTTAACTTTAATTCATTCAATAATGCACGAAAGTGACCAGTGTGAGCGGCGCCAGTAGGATATTCTTTGATGATTAGTTTGCCTTGAGTACTAGAGGCAATCTTACTTACACGATCTTTGAACATCTTTTCTGACATATGATCTAACTGATCAATGGGCACGTTCAACAAGTTTGCGTCAATACGTTCTGCGATTCGTTCTTCAGCCATTTCCATGGTGATGTATAGGACGTTACGACCTTGAGAAAGTGCATTGGCGGCGACATGACACATGAACAATGATTTACCTACACCCGTACCTGCCAGCGCGATGTTCAGCGTCTTGTTGGGCAAACCACCTTTGGTAATGGTATTGAAGTACTCAAGGTCGAACGGAATACGTTCTTCTTGCTCATGATAAAAGGCGTATCGCTCATCAACGTTCTCAAGATAATCATGACCTACGTTGGTGTCAAAGCACACCGCCAATGCATTCTGTAGAATATCGGGCAAAGAATCTTTTGTTGCGGTCTGGTGTTTGCCATCAATAATCTGAATTGATTCCATAATAGCAAGATAGACTGCTCTATCTTGGCACCACTTCTCAGTAGTGTCTAACAACCACTCAGCATTCTCTTCTTTTCTCTCGAAAATAACGGGCAGAATGTCAAGTGCGTGGGTATATGTTTGTTCGGTAAATTTACTAGACTGATCTATCTCAATCTTGAAAGCATCCAGTGAGGGTAGTTTGTTATACTTGCCAACAAACTTAATCACCTCACCGAACAATGATCTATAAACACCTTCAAAGAAATCAGGCTTGATGAACGGTATAACTTTACGCATATACTCTTCATCGGTAAGCATGTTTCTAAGTATTGTTTGTTCAAGATCTATTTTCAACTTCTTCTCCATATTGTAGTGATCCGTCTTCTACGGCATCTGATAGAATGGCTTCAAGGACATCACCTACATGTTTTTGTAGATCAACGTTCTCTTCAGTTAAATCGCCATCAGGTGTAGATTCTATCACAAAATTAAAGTTAAGGCAACCATTATCTCCATCAAAGGCAATATTACCATATCGTATAACGGTCTCCGGATAATCACCGGTGTTGAGTCTTACGTCCCATGCCTGTCTACCGCCTCCTTCAACAGGGACAAGATCATAATCCACTCCCTCTTTCATAACTCGCCTTCCACCTCAAAGTCCAGTGATGGATCGGTAGGTGAACCTACTGAGTATGCTTTGCGAACATAATCTTGAAAGCCTTCATCTTCTAGCATACTCGACCAGAAATCGCGATCTAACTCTTTGAGTCGATACTTCTTCTCTTCACCTGCTTTAGAGTACCAACCATTAGATGGCTTGAATACATACTCACCGGCTATAGCCACATCAAGTAGCCCAGACATTTCATCGATACCACCTTCCCATGAGACAGTGATAGGAATCTTAGACTGCTCTTTGACAAAGCGAGACTTTTCAACCTTGATGACAAAATCATAACCCATGACTTCGGTACCAGTCTTGTTCTGTCTGCGACCAATGATCCAGATGTTGTTTGCCGAGTAGTAGATGCCGGTACCACCGCCCACGATGTCTTTAGGAAACAAACCAATCTCTTTATAAGTGTGGTTGATAGCCAGCAATGGAATGTTCTTCATCGCAAGGTAAGGTGTGGTCATACGGAACAAACCCTTCAGAGCCTTGGCACGAGACATATCGGCAACAGACTTCTCATTCAGTGCATCTTCAAGTTCTTTCTTTGACGCAAGGTTACCAATAGAGTCAATGACAATAATCACATCGTCTTGTTTGTCCATATCTTCCAGTTGTCCTACCAAGTCAAACTTCAACTCTTCAACATCGGTAATAGGTACGTGCAGTACACGTGCCGTATCAATACCAAAGGCATCAAAGTAAGATTGTGGTGAACCAAACTCTGAATCATAGAACAACATTACAGCATCAGGTTTTGCATTCAAATAGGCGGCTGCCATCTTGAGTGCAAACGAAGTCTTGAAGTGTTTTGATGGACCAGCAAGCACTGTAAGCCCAGGAGTAATACCACCGTCCAGAGAACCTGTCAAAGCCACATTCATCATAGGCACATCAGTCTGCACCACTTCTTTCTCTTGAAAGAATTCTGATTTATCCATCTGTGACGATAGTTTAATCTTGGAATTCTTTTTAAGTTTCGCCATTAGCGACATAATATCTCCTTCAGTTCAACGTAACCCCCAATTGGATTACCATCAATTTTAATTTGTGGGAAGGTAGTTGCACCCTCAAACTCTGCTAAGATTTCTTCCTTAGTGAAATCTATTTCATATATTTTGTATTCATATTCAACACCTTCTGATTCACATAGTTGTATAGCGGCGTCACAGAAGGTGCACATCAATTTACCCCAGATCTCGACGATCATTTGATGTTGCGTATATTAAAACACTCATCAAGGACCGTGAGACGATCGGTCATACCAATAAGCATTCGCACATCGGAGTTGGCAAATTCACCACCAAAAGATTTCGCTTCTTTTGCTGTGATCTCAGCGTCTAAACCCGCTTTGATAAACGTAGGAATAGACAACGATGTATCTTGCATCACATCGCTACTCTCAATAAGGCGACGAACCTTAGAGGGGTTTGCACCTTGACAATCAATGATTGTCTGATACATTTGATTAAAGAAAGTTTGCTTGACTGCTTTAAAGCCGACAATGGCCAGTTTTGCATACACAATTTCATGGTGTGTGCCGACCAGAACTTTCTTTGCACCCACAATAGTATTGTTCATGATAATGTTAGTATGTGCATCGACAGTCTTTTCATCACCACCAATCATGAGCGTGTCACCGTTCAGAACTTCAAGTGCAGTCTCAGCCACTTCGGGTGAATAGATAACTTTACCTAAGAACCATTGTGCGTCAGTAACACCGATAATTCGGTCTAGAGTCTCGTTGGTGATTGTAGTCTTGAGACATATACCAGCATCCGACTCTTTATAAATCTGAGCAAAGAGGTCCAACAACTCAGCATCATCTGCGGTGTTGTTTTTCAGCAAAGGCAAATCTTCGCAGATATAGACGATGTTAGTGGCTTTAAGAATTTCTTCCATGTCGCCTTGTACAACATCTACCAGGTTTCTGTCAAACGATGCACGAGTGGCATCTGCTAGGTAGTTGTCACCAATAATACCAATTCTCAGTTTACCTACGGGTTGTGATGCATCATCATTATTTTCTTGAGGGGCTACTTCTATTTCGCTCATATTTTACTCCTATGAATTTTTATAAGCATATTCAACAGCACGATCCGCTTCAACTTCAAGCGGTCTGTTATCATACCACATTCCATTGTCTTTGTCAAGTTGGCGACAAAGGTCTGCAACTTCTCTGGCTGTTATGGGGTATCCTCTCTTGATTGCATTGCCAGCAGTAGCGATCATGATCTGATACATTTTGTGGTACCATCCAGTACCAGTTATGACTTGATATTCCATCGCTAATTGTCTAGGAAAAAATGGACAGTCGCGATAATCTGACCATACTAGATTTGATTCTTTCATCTGACTTTTACGGTACTCTACTACCGCAGCCGCCATCTCAGGCGGTAGTCTATCAAGAAAAGAATTGCTGGCTGAAGGTGGCTTGTAACTCCACTGAGACATTATATAGTCTGGATCTACTTCGTCACCGTCATTTCCAAACGTGAAATTGAATGCTTCAGGATATTGAGCAGGAACATAATACATCCGTGACAGATCTTTCGTCTGCTTGTCACCAATATCCTGTAAATGTTTATTAAAAGCATACCAGAAATGTGGTATCTCATCTTTATCTAACTCGCGAGTCAAGGGAAAGACCAAACGAAACTTAGGATTTACGGGAGTGCTTGATGCAGTTGAGTAACAAAGCCATCGGTACTTACCGCAAATTTCTTGCAGGTTGTGTCTGAGATCTCCAGTGTGTATATCAAAATCATCCACATCAACAGCACACCAACGAGACCAACCGCTAACGTTCCGATTAGAGCGCGTACTGTCTTTGACATACATAGCAGGACTAAGCAAAGCAGAAGAATTATTGCCACCTTTGACTCCTGGTTCTTGTGATAGTTTAGTGAGAAATTTAGTGAATGCAGACCATGAACCCAGCGTCATTTGACGATGTGTTTTATTATCATACGTATTTTTGAAGATAGTAATCTGATACATGAGACTATTATAATGTATTTTCAGTCAGATGTCAACCGAAAAATGCTTCTAGTGTGGCACGTGGTTCAGCAGACCAACCGACGGCATCTAGAATGGGGTTCAAAGGATCTACAAAAGATTTATCAAACATGGTGTTGTAGTCAATCTGAGGTATCAAACCTAACTCTTTAGGCAAGACACCGGGGAATGAAATGATATTCTCGTTTATACGGTTAGGTACTTTTAGATACAGGAACTTGATCTTTTCACCGTTCTGAATCTTCTCATACTTGTCCGATAGGCCTTGTTTCTTGATGTGGTGATTATATAGCAGGGCGCCACGAGAATGAATAGGAGTACCCTTGCCGTAGATTGTCACACGGTCAGAATACTTATCTACATTAGTCACACCACGAGGAAAAGCAATCGCTTCGGGCGGCAGAGTAGAAAACTCTTTACGAAATGTCCGAATGAATTTCTGTGTATCGTCTTCAGTACCCTCAATGATAACACGAAAGACTTCTTTGAATTTATCACGCACAATCTCAGGTGTGCTGGACTTGATCGCTTCAATACCCATCATCTTGAGTTTAGGTTCAGCGTATTGCACACCCTCGCTGTTGTGAACGTTGAGAATGTATCTCTTCTTTGCCATCCATATGCCACGATCTGCGATAACCTCACGTTTCATGATCATGCGATTCTCATAGGCATTTGTCTCATCCGCCAGAGTCTCATAGCCATCAGCAATGACCTTCTCAAAATGCTCACACACTTTATCAAGAAAGTTCACAGGATTGGCAGGCTTGTGGAGATTGACAAGCGATGACATATTGATGTACACAGAGTCAGTATCAATCGCAATCACATAGTCATCTTTCGTGCCAAGAATATTCTGCATCTCAGCATTGACCGATGCTTCAGCATTCTTAATCGCTCGCTGACCACTAGTCGTGACAGCCTCTGCAATCTGCAAATCAAAGTATCTGAACCACTGATTCGCCATTGCGCCATAGAGTGAGTTCATCAGAATCTTTACCGCCATCTGTTGATTGTCAAAGATGGTGATATCATTTGCTAGTTTCTTTGTGGGTGCTTCGGCATACTTCTTCTGCGCTTCAATCATCTTGGTCTTGGCATCTACGCGATCACCATAGAACTGCTTGATTACCTTTGGAATAATACCCTCAATGTCTTTGCGATATTTGGTGCCGTTCGCCGCTTGTGCAAAGTCTCCATCGTCACCGTCAATCCATGAGAGAGTCTCGGGTGACATATTGTATTGTACAATGATATTAGGATACAGGCTGTTCAAGTCAAACGAGGTTACCCAATCATGTGCACCAACTACAGGATCTTTTACATAGCCGCCGACAATAGAACCTTTTGCTTTGTTCTGCTTGGGCGGTACAACAATGTCTTGCTTGAGTAAGGCATTAAAGATAACAGCATCCCATATCGTGGTAGTGCCGAAGGTGTCAGAGTAATTAGTCTTGGCTTTATATGCCATGGTGAGAGCCAATGTAATAAGACCCATCTTCTCTTCTAGTTTGTCTACCAATTCTACGTCTTTGATGTTGTAGTCAATGAATTTTTGATAGTCGTTCTTATAGAGCGTGTGGAGATTGCCATGTTCTTCGTAGGAGAGTTTATTCTCGCCAAGTATTGAGTATGCAATGTGATCCAGTTTGTATGACTCTTGCTCGCCGTAAGTGAGTTTACCAAACTTCTGAAACAAATCATAGTAATCTAACTGTGAGATACCCTCAAGGTCATACACAATGGCATCTTGACCCATCTTGGTGTGAATCTTTCGTTGTCTGATCAGACCCCAAGGTGATAACTTCTTGGCTTCTTCTTCGCCCATCAGCCGAGTGATACGATTAGCGAGATACGGAATGTCAAACTGTTTTGTGTTCCAGCCAGTCACAATATCAGGACAGGTAGACTTAGATGACCACCAACCAAGAAACGATTGAAGCAGATTTTTTTCAGTCTCACAATAGAAATACTTGACCGCTTTATCGCTGAGGCTGACATCATAAGGTTGTGAACCCCAAACATAATATACATTAGTTATGTTATTCTTACATGTAATAGCAGTGACTTCATGAAGGGCGTCTTCAGGAAAGGGAAAGCCTTCGTCAGATGCTACCTCAATATCAATAGTGGTCACATTAATGCGTTCACGCTCAAAGGTAATGTCACGAGGAAAAGACGTGCCAATATATTGGAGCACGAAGTTGGACATGCCACTGACCGGATAGTTGGGCACATCTTCATACTGTTTTATGAAGTCGGACGCCTCACGCATGTCATTGAATTCTATAGGCGACACCTTGGTGCCATATAGACTGCTGAATTTAGATGCAACACCCTTGGGGGTAGGTACAAAAAGACTGGGTTTATATCTTATCTTCTTTTGAACTCGTTCGCCATTCTCATAGCCACGATAAAGAAGATTAACGCCGTAACGGGTAACATTGGTATAATATTTCATTCAGTAAGTATACTGTATTCCTTAGTCTTTGTCAAGTGATATCCACTCAAAATCTGGATGTTTTTCGCGTCTGTACATGGTCGTCATATCGTACTTACCGTTTCGCATAGACTTGGGGCGATCGGTGACAGTGCCACCATACTTTTCGTCTACGATTTGAGTACAGGGCGCATGGAGAACAACCGCGGGATCTGTGTGCGCTTGACTTGCATCTGCGCCTATACCCATGAGATTGACCCAGCGAGGATCCTTTCGGCGATTCATCGGCCAGTATATCACATTGTTTTTTATTTTAGCAACTCTGCAATACGTATCTGTTGCGGAGTGAAGACACGACATAGGACCTCTTGAATTACTGCCCCGGTCTCTTACCAAGTTCAACCACTGCTGTGCTACGCCTTGCTGACAAGTCCATATTTCCATTGCTGTACCCAGAACAATCGTAGGCATTTGTTTCCACTTACTCATAACCATTCTAAAAGTGTCAACGTGCTTTGGACGGAGATAAGCGTCATGTTCCATTACCCAAATTCTTTCGCCCGATGCTATTCTCTTTGCCATTCTATATGCGGAATGAAACGAACCCATTTCTTGAGGTGATCTACTGTCAGAACTAATATAGTCTAACTCAGGCAGTAATGTAGTCGGAGTGACACATTGGACAACATGTATTTGGAATATATCTTCAACGGGTTTAAATGATTCTAACGCTCGCTCGGTATATCTTACCGCTAGTGGATTGTTTAGATCCACCTGCATGTAGGCTTGAATCATCGCCAGAACTCATCGTCCGATTGCATTCCAAACAGTTCTTCAAAGTGAAAAGGACTATTCTTTATCATCCAACATGCGATTCTGATCTTGGCATTGACCTTAAACTTTTCAAAGTCGGCTGATCCTTTCTCCAACCAGTTAGAAAGATCTCTTGACACATCGCCAATCGTAAAGCAAGTAATCTCACTGTGCTTTATTTTATATCGTTCGGCAGTGTATCCGTTTGCTTTGAGATACTCATTAAAACAATCAATCGCACCGTGAACTAAAGTTGTGTCATGAAAGAGAATACAACCAGTCTCTTTCAGATGTTTGAGTGCATTCATGGCATCACGAAACGCCGCCGCGTTTGTATGTTCTGCATCTATAAAAATAATATCATACTTGGTTGTTACCGGCAGATAAGCGAGATCACCTTGAAACGTCTCCATCCTGTCTGTAGGTACCTCCCAGTGTTCCAACAGTTCATAGACTTTTTCAAACGATGGACTACCATTATGTCCTTGACCACGAATGTGATCTTTATTTCGTTCGTCAGGATACGACTCAGGATATAGATCCAAAGCCATGAGATATTTCAGTTTAGGATTTAGAAGTTGGTAGGGTAAACTCTGACCGTAATAGGTGCCGACTTCTAGCCAGTTGTAGTCTTTAAAGTAGTGGCCCAAGGCGATCATGAACTCGGTATCACCTTTCATCATCATACCGTTGTCTTCAGGATTATTAATATCAAACTTTTTGGACATAATTTAATCTCATGTGTAAAATTGGTCCGACATTTTTAGGTGATCCGTTCCGTGAGATCCAAGAACGCCGGCAAACTTGTATGCTATTACTTAGACGATAAAGAATGGGTCGGGGGGATGCGTCCCCCCAGTTTATGCCGTCTTGCGCTTAAGAGGCACCCAAGGTTTTACAAATATGGCGCTGGCATATACAGACTTGAGCCCGCTGTGTACACACCGTAGTTAGGTGTGAAGAGAGGTGCTATTAGACCTCCCAGTACAAGCGAAGCAAAGAATACAATGCCTAACCAACTTTTGATTTTCTTAATCATCTTGCTTCCTTGATATAATACTGTCTGCATTCATGAATACTCTCTGCTATGCCATCCTGTACTTCTTGTTCGCATTTTGCATTAAGTTTTCGGTTACTGTCGCCTACAAGTATGATACCTACAAACACCATTGCTAGTAGTCCGCCCATTATATTGAGACGTAACTAATGAGCATGATGAATGGTGCTACTGCTAAGATAGTGAGTAATTGCATGACTGCAATGACCCCTTCTTTACTACTTACTAAAGTTTTCATTTCTTAAGTGTCCTTTTGAGAATTGATTTCTATTTTTCTCGGACGCTTCTCTTCGGGCAGTTCTACTCTGAGTTTAATCACTAGTAGTCCGTTGACGAATTCCGCTCCATCAACGACAACGTGGTCTGCGAGTCGAAATGTTTCCACGAATTTCTTCGTAGTAATCCCTTTGTGAAGATACTCACGAGTATCCTCTTCTGGGTTTCCCCGAATCACTAGAACACCGGGCTTTGCCTCGATATCTAGGTCTTTCTTTTTGTAACCACCAAGTGCAAATTCCATGGCGTATTCCGTGTCACTATATTTGATAATATTGTGACGAGGAAAACCCTTCTCGTTTGCTCCTGCGACTGTTAGTTTTTCTATCTCATCCCATACATGGTCGAAACCAATGAAACGAGAGTGGGGGAACGAAAACACTTTTGTTCGTGTATTAACCATTTGCTATCTCCTTATGTTAAGCAAGATTGTTGTCTATCGACCAGCAATTGCCGCATCGACACTAATATATATAACACAAATTATCCTAAGAGTCAAGTATTTTAAATTAAACGTATGTGCTAGGGTCGGGGGCGCGTTCTACACCAAAGGAAAATGTAAGTCTTGATGATGATGTTGAGATTTCATGGTGTGTGCCGCGCGGTATGAAAACCCAGTCTCCTGGCGCAAACTGCAAGGGGCTCTCTGCAAAGTTGGTATTCTCAACCTTGAGATCAATATTACCTAGACCTTGTACCAGAATAACGTCCATGCCATCTTTGTGCCAGGGATAACTGAAGTTCTGTGAACCCATGCCTATGAAACATATGCACGTATTTTGGTTCTTAGGAAATAACTCGTTCATCTCTGCTATCAGTTCATGACCGAATTTAGGAAAACTACCACGAGTGTGTGAGGCGTTCAGAGAGACTCTGTACTTGCCTTCATTCATGTCCAATAGTTTTTCGGGATGAGTATCTAGAAATTGTATTGCTTCCGACCAGCCATAGTTGAATCTAACATGTCCAAAAAAGGGCGTCTTTGATCTAATCTGGTCTAGAGAATCACGAAGTCCAATCACTTATTGCCTATATTATACTTGGGACATAACTCCCAATCATGTTTATCTTTATGTGAGATAATCTTAATCTGTCTCAAAGGAGCACACTCACTCACTTGGGTCTTATCTAGAATCTGAATCAGACCCCAATCAGACAACAACTGAGTGATGCTGTTTCGTCTCAGAATGTCATTTTCTTCTAAGTTTGATTTTTTACCATCCAGCAAGAACAACTCTTTGAAGTGCACAATAAAGTATCTACCCTGCTTGTGCAGAATATGACATGACTGAAACAATTTATTTTCTTTGCGGCTGGCTACACCCATGCGAGTCAACGTCTCACGAACCTTCAGAAAGTCATCAGGTTCATTGAGAGTAACTTCAAGCATCTGAGCAGGCGACCATAATTTATTTTCTTCCACCTTTACTAATCCTTATTCTTATATCGTTAAGGTTGTCGGAGGAGAGTATAGTTAGGGCTTGCTTTGCTTTATCATTGCTATAACCATAATACTCTTTAACAACATCCAAATCACTCACGATCTCAGGCTTAATCCACTTAGAGAATCGTTTTCTTTTTCTAACAATATTTATAAGAAAATCAAATTGAAGTTTGTTATCAAGAATATGAAATTGGTTCATAGCATTTGCAACCGCTACAGTATCTTGAAAATAAGACAGCGAACGATTTGTCATGTACGGCAGATATGCTTTCTCTGACTCCTCGTCCACTATCATATTTTGTTTACTGTAGTTTATAGCAGTGACGTATTCAAATGGACTCATTTAAATTCTACACCCGCCATAACCTCAGTCATACAGGCAACGATATTCAATTCGTGGTCTGCCACAAAGGCGGCTTTGTATTGATAGTCCGCAAGAATAAGCACCAACTGTGGTATACTCTGCGGTTCGATCCGATCGCTCATATCATCATATAAATTACGGAAGATTGCCGAGGTATCTACGTCCACATTGTTTGCAACCCAGAGACGCATTGCTTTAAAGTTCTTAGCCTTTAATGCCTCAAAGAGTGCATCATAGTTGTAAGCAGACACCGCCTCGTTAATCTCAATACCGCCCATCTGACTACGTTGCAACTCATTAAGCACTCGGCGCCAGTCGGGGGCATGTCTCAGAATTAACTCACCAAGACCTTGTTTCGAAACGCCATGAACAGGAGTGCCTTCTTTTGCCATGATGTCCAACGCACGAGTCATCATCTGACCACACAACGCTTGCATGTCTTTCTTAGATGTATTGAATTCATATACACCACACCGTGAGTGGAGTGGTTCAATGATACGATTCTTAAAATTACAGGTTAAAATGAATCGGCAGTTATCTGAAAACTCTTCAATGAACCCACGTAATGCAGGTTGCGTTGACTGAGGATTCAGATAATCTGCCTCATCAAGTATGACAATTTTGTAGCCACCCTGTAATGAAACGGTAGATGCAAATCGCTTGATCTTGCCGCGAAGGGTGTCAATGTTCCCTTCTTCAGATCCGTTTACGACAATGTAATCGAATCCTAGTTCATTACAGATTGCTTTGGCTACAGTTGTTTTACCTAAGCCAGCAGTGCCAGTAAACAACATGTTGGGTATGTTGCCAGTTTCTACAAACTTACTGAACGTGTCTTTTAATGCTTGTGGTAAAATGGTATCTGCGATAGTCGCAGGACGATATTTCTCAACCCAGAGGAATTCCTCTTTCATTCACTTGCCTCATAATATAAATTTAATTTTAGCCGTCTTCAGAATTAGACTGCTCAGTTTCTACCATCTGGATCAAAGCAACACTCTGATCTCGCAACTGACCAATCGTAGCAAGTTCTTCACCACGAAAGCCACCTCGTGCGGCTACTGTGTCAATGACAGCCACCGTACTTCGGGTAACACGATTTACCAGATCAATCATATCTTCATTTACTTCACTCATAACTACGCTCCATACGTACTAGTTTTTTCAAGTGCCACCCAATATTCAATATCGGTGTCCCTATTCACAAAATGTGAAATTAATTTAGATGAAATAGCCACATCATAATCACCGTCAATCATCTTCAGATTTGAGATGTTAAACACAAAGTTAAACTCAGGATTCTCAAAGGTGCCATCAACGTCAATTGAGAATGCATTAGATGTTCCATCGTTGTTATCTATAACATTACAACAGACTACATTATCTTTGACTGCTACTGACATTTCAGTATGACCGAGAACAGACGCGGCTTTCTTAATTCGTGATAAAGTCTCACGATCTAAAGTAAATTTAACTTCGGCATCAGGCATTATAACATCAGCCGAGGGAGAAGTCAACATGTCAGGATCAGAGAAGAAATACTTGATACGTGATCGTCCACTACCATCAGTGACAGTCACAAAGTTGTCTTCAAAGGCGAGTCGTGGTGAGTCAAGAAGGCTCAGTGTAGAAAGAAACTCGTTAAGGTCATAGATGCCAAACTTCTGAGGGAAGTTCACATCAAGAGACGATGTACTCACCACATTCTTGGCTTCTGATACAGTCTTTACAACGTTGCCAGAGTTTATTACAATGTTTGAGTTAATTGAAGCGAAGTTCTTCAACACTTCAAGAGTTGTGCCATTTAGTTCCATAATATATTCCTTGCATTTTACTGCGGGTTAATTTACAACTATTATACACTTTTCTGCGGGTAAAGTCAAGCAACCTTTGAAAAGTTTTTGTGCTTGATAAACTCAATCTTACGATCAAATTTATTATCAAGAAGTTCACCTTTGTGTGAGATGATAAACACATTGGTCTCATTGTCTATTGTGTCAAGAATCTTGAGTAGATTCTCAACCCCATCCGCATCGAGAGAACTGTCGAAAGTCTCATCAAGAATCAGTAGGTTGGTGGCGATACTGTTCTTCATCTTAGCAACCTGCCTCCAAGTAAACAGGAGTGCTAAGTCGATGCGTTGCTTTTCACCCTCGGAGAAACTGTCATAAGAAAACGCATCACGATGGCGTGACCGTATGGTTTCTTTGAAAGATTCGTCTAAGTCAAAGTGAACGTAGAAATCAAGCACCTGAAGATACTGGTTGGTCAACTGATTGATGACCGGCAGGTATTGCTTGATGATCTTGGTTTTAATACCAGTATCTTTAAGGAGTTCTGTTATGACGTTGTTGTATTCTCTCTGTTCGGCGAGGTCGTGCCGCTCGTCCGTGAGAGCATATTTTTTACTCTCTTCACTTGTGAGAGTATCTCGTGCTTCGGACAGGCTATGTACACCTGTTTCGAGTTCGGATAACTCACCTTGTAAAGAAGTAATTCTTCTTTGGGTCCATGTGATTTTTTCTTTGATGGTGTTGATTTGATTACGTTGCTCAACCTCTGTATCAATTGAGGACTGAATATCTTGTTTATCATTAGTTAACTTTCCTATTTGGTGTTCACACTGCTGTCTTGCTTCTTCAAGTTCGTCCCACTTGTCTTTGGCGTTCTGTACCTTATCCAATCGGAAGGAGGATTCGATGGCTTGCTCACAGGTGGGGCAGTCTTCGTTGTCTTCATAGAATTTAATCTCTTTGTTAGATGCTTTCTGCTTAGAGTTAAACTGAAAGACATACTTACCCATCTCGTTGATCTTAGTATCCAATGCAGACTGACGGGTTTGAAGGTCAGATAAAACAGTATCTTCCCAACTAGTTACTTGGGTGTTAAGGCGGGCCAACTCCGACTGTTCGTCTTCAATCTGTTCTAACTTCTCTTGCTTGGCAGTTTCAGAGATTTTTGTTAACTCACCTAGGTGACGCTTCTGTGAGTCTATCTTGGTCTGGACTAACTGCAATTCATGCGAGTTACCAGATATAGATTCTTTAAGTATAGAAGTCTTCTCTTTTAGAATGCTGTTCATTTTAGAGAACACATTAATGTCCAGGAGATCTTCGATGACTTCTCGCCTCGTGGATGCGGGGAGTTGCATGAAAGGAATAAAACTGCTACTCCCCAGCACCACGATTTGATGAAAGGTTTTGTGATTTAACTTGAGAATGTTCTGCTCAAGGACTTTCTGATACTCTTTGGCATGTGAGTTCTGATTGACCATGGTGTCACCCTGCCATATTTCAAACACAGCAGGCTTCAAACCACGAACCACTTTATAACGCGCACCGGCGACGGTAAACTCAACTTCAACAACTGTCCCTTTGTTGTTGACACTATTCACCAATTGGACCTTATTGATGTTGCGATGCGCCTTTCCAAAGAGAGCAAAAGATAGCGCATCCAGCATAGTGGATTTACCAGAACCATTATGACCAACCACGAGAGTAGTCGCGGTTTCTTCTAGATTTAGGTTCGTAAAACTGTCGCCGGTGCTTAAAAAGTTTTTGTATTTCAACGAGTGAAATGTTATCATGCAATTTCCAAACTCTGTGCTTCAATCATTAGTTCACGGACTTGACCTTTGATACGTTCTTTATCCAAGTCTGTATCTACAGCGTCAATATAAGTATACAACAAATCATCCGTAGAGTCAATGTTTATTTTATCATCATCTACTTGTTTGCCCGCAAAGTCTTGAAAGTTCTCTGCTATCTGAAGTCCATGGATCTTTCTCATATTGATCCGATCAATAAACTTCTCAAACTCCTGAGGCTTGGTCTTGTTAATTACGATAACCTTCACAAACTTCTCATCCAGATTTGAGACGTTGCGTAGTGCTTGTTGTTGCTTGGTATCGTCATAGAGAATCTTTTCAAACAAAGTGATAGGATTTTCGACGGGGGTCAGTTCACGAGTCTCGGTGTCCAACACATGGAAGTACTTCCTGTCGTTGGCATCTGACCAAAAGAATTCCATTTGACTGCCAAGATAGTGAATGTTATTCTGAGAACTTTTTGTGTGAAAGTGTCCTGACAACACCATATCAAATCGCCTAAACGCATCCGCAGACATGCCATCAGAACATGGTATGCCTTTCTGCATCTCAAAGCCGCTGAGTTCTAGGTGTGCGCCAACAACATCTGCCTTACATGTGTTCAAAAAGAATCGGGTCTTCTCTTCATTCTCTGCGTTGATCCAAGGCACCAGCGCAATAGGCATGCCATCATATGACACCACTTCAGGCTTCTCAATGATACGAACCTCATTCATATAGTGACCGAGCAGTTCTTTGAGTGCGTTTAACTGATTGGTGTTTTTGTAGTAGACATCATGATTACCTGGTATAATATCCATATGAATGCCACGATCCCTAAGAACGTCAAGGAAAATACGGCGGTTGTGGTTAAGTGCTTTAAAATTGATCGAAGTACGGTTTTCATAATAGTCTCCCAGGTGCAAGATCTTTTTGATGCCGTGTTCTTCAAGGTATGGAAAGAAAACATCACGATAGAATTTCTCTTGATAGTCCATGAAGATCTCAGAACTGTTTCTGATTCCTGCGTGGGTATCGTTCAGAATTGCGACTCTCATTGCATAAACTCCGACAGATCAGAATCCGCATGGCGAGTTCTTTTCTTCTTGACCTTCTTACTATAGTCCTTGACATCTTTATCGTTGTCTTTTACCAGATCAATTCTTTCTCGTAACTCATCAACAAACGCTTGTGTTTGTCGCGATGCTTGATCATTATCAATCTCTTCTGCCACCATGAGTTCTAAGCCGCTTTCAGACAAATATTTTAACTTTATGTCTTGTTGCTTCTTTTCCTTCTCAATGCGGCGTAGGAACGCATACCATGCGATCTGAGTGAAGTATGCGAAGGCATTGGGTTTCCCTGTACGTGTGGCTTTGTCAATGTTGTAGTTCTCAATCGCTTTAAGACAATTTTCTACAGCATCCATCACCATCTCTTCACGATAGGTATACCGCACAAAGTTTGCCTTGTGTGATAAACCCTCACTGATCTTCAGAAAACATCGTGCGATGTAGTCCGTGACAACAGGTCTGGGTAGATCATTTTCTTTTGCTTCTCGCACTGTGGTCACATAGTCCACGACTGCTTGTGAGAAATCTGCGTTGTTTACGTAATGTGGTTTTTCTTTAGGTTTCATAGTTACCTCTCGCAATGAATCATTATTATACTACAAAAAAAAGTTTAAGTCAACACTTGACAGATAAGGATATTTGTGGTATAATAGAGCATCGCTCGCAGAAGAACAGAGTATACTCAATTAATGAATAGTGTCATCTCTGAGTGGGAATGGAATAACGTTACTTTGTGGGTCTTTTTCTTCACTGGTTCCATCATGTTTGTCTGCTTTCTTATCTAACAATCTTTTCATTGCTTCTGATATTCTTGCAAGACCTTCTAACTGATCTTTTTTATATTCTTCCACGCGTTCTTTAGCGATCATCTGACAGTCTACTATAGCAGTTCGATACTGATTTATAAGGTAATCACGAGGGCGATTGATTGATATAATATGATCGCTATTAACCATTATGTAATCAGTATCATCTTCTAAAAAATTAATAAATGGTCTGAATGCATACATTCTATCACCACCATCATATTCAAAATTAATAATTGTCATGGCATTTCTAACAATTAATTGATTATCATCATCAGATGGCCATTCCATAACTTCACATACGACTTCACTGCCATTTGATAATTTAAATTGTGCTAGATCTTTCTTTGTCATTCTCTGTCCAAGGAAATACTTCAGATGAATTTCGTTTGTAAATGTCTAACATTGCAAATTTTAAATCAATCGTTTTATTTGCTAGTCTCTTTATATATACTTTCCTAGGACCCTTTAAGTGAGCAAATTTACCAGCAAGTTTGCTTCTTTGGAATGCCTCGCTTACTTGCCATTGATCATTACCCGCCGATGTTCTTAATGTATGTGCAGTATAAGATGTTTCGTTTTTCATAATCTGATAGATTGCTTGAAACGTACCTATGTCATGCCATGCTTTTAATTTAAACACTTCATTGCTAAAATACACGTGTTCCCAACGATTCATAAACGTCTTGCACCATGGGTGTTTTACATTGAATGCAATCCAACCATTTTCAGAGTTTTTACCTCCACGATCTAGATATGTAAACAAATCATTGCCGTGAGGCAAACGATCACTCAGCCACTTCTCATCATAGTCTTCCAACTGTACGACATCACAGTCCATCCATACCACATGCGTCACATCTGACTGCATTTTATCCATTATATGTTCTATGATTGCTTGTGGTTTGTGCGAGAATTTATCCCACCAGTGATCAAAATGATCTACCATTACTTGTGAGTTAGAATCTCTCCAACGTTGCCACTCAACGTGTCTGCTACCTTTCCCTTCTTCATAATGATACGGTTGATGTTGCCACGTAGAGGTAGCGTCTTCGCCAAAATCATTCCACAAGGTTTCGTTCCAGCAGGTAATAAAATCTACCTTCATAAGGTAACTTTGGACACTTTGCTTTTAAATTGTTCGCTGTTGTATATTTTTATTCTTTCTACACTATGACGTAGTGTGAAATTGGGTTTACCTTTACTCTTTAGATCATCTGCAATGTCGTAGAGTTTGGTCGTTCTGCCATCATCTGATAATCGTAAGCCTCGACCAATGGACTGTAACACCCTGATTTGACTTTTGCTTGGAGACGCAAAGATGATGTTGTGTATATTCCGTATATTAATCCCTGTACTAAAAGTGCCCAAACTAGCGAGAGTAATAGAGTCTGTTTGAGACTCGATAATCGACCGAACTGCTTCACGATCTGTTGTTTTAGTTTCACCACTGACATAAAATAATTTCCTTCCTTCAGGCATTTTGTCTTCTATCAGATCTCTCAGAACTTTGCCGTGTTTGTCTACAAGATTGAAGAGAACGAGAGTATTACCGTCAAGACTAATAGCGAGATTACGTATAAAGTTATTGCGTTTGTTGTGTGATACCAGGAAGTCAATCTCCTCTTGATACGAGCAACCATGAAGCCTATCTCCATCTTCTTTTAAATGTTGTAAAAGTATAATGTCAATGTCTAGACTGGCAAGTTGCTTTTTCTCTTGGAGTGTCGCGGTGGTCGTTACTCTATGGACTGGACCAAACAATCCTTCAAGCACCAGTTTATGAACCTGTGTGCCGTCTAGCGTACCTGTTGTACCAAATCTGTACTCTGCATTGTACGATTTGTTCATAATCGATGACAACGACTTAGATTTAAAGCCGTGTACCTCATCACCAAATATGCAACCAAAATCCTCAAACCACTTTGGGCTGAGTTTATAGATTGATTGCCACGTGGTGATGATTATTCGTTTATTTGTTTCTTTATCTTTACCACTGTATATTTTATGAAACAATTCCGAGTCAAAACCATACTCAGTAAAGTCTTTCGCCATTTGTTCAACCAAAGATGTTGTGGGAACAATGAGCAACACTTTCTTATCGTGATTCTCTAGATACCAACGCATCAACATGTAGATGATGAGGGACTTACCACTACCTGTTGGTGATATCAGAATGGATCGTTTAAATTTAATTGCATGACACACAGCATCATACTGATAGTCTCGTGGTGCAAATGGAAGTCCAAGAGTGGATATCCACTTCATTGTTTCCATATGATTGACTTTGTTTATGGTCTGTGGCACACCGTACGGACCATCTTCTACGTGAATGCCATATCCACGTTCCATACAAAACTTCTTGATGCTCCAATACAAACCCGCATTGATCTCACCGTTAGTGCGGTTCAGCATACGAATCTTGCCGTCCCATCTTCGGGCTTTGACCGCAGGCATAAACTTCGCACCCGGTACCTCAAACGTGTAATACTCAGATAACTCAGACGCCACCGATTGATCGCAGTCTGTCAACTGGAGCATCGCGTGATCTTTTAATCTGAATTTAATTTCTTGCAATTAGAACCCTGCTTCAAACTGTTTCCATCTGATGATGTTACCTACAGTTTGATGCCTCCACTTGAGATTATCAACTATTTCCTTAAGTGTATCTATCATGGTTTTTAAGTATTCAATCCTGGCTTCACTTGCCACAAGTTCTGTATCAGCCTCAACAAAGTGTTCCATGTCACCTTTCAGAATTTTTAGCCCGTCAAATGGATCTGGATTCCAACCTTGAGCCGCAATTTCTTCTTGACTCAATTTACCATGGAACCAAAGCCATTTATATTTCATTAGTTCTTTTTGTTTGAACTCAGCGTCTTTGAGTTTCAACTTGGCCTTAGACAACAAGCCAAGATACTTAGCATGAAGTTCAGGAGTTTGTTGACTAGATATGTCTAGGGAGTTAGGATCGATTCGGCAGTCTTTCTGCCACGCATCCAATATTTGTTCTAATGTCATTATATAGTCTCATAGTAAAATATCTTTTATTATATCACAAAATCTCAAAGTAATCAAATGCAAATGTCATAGGACATGTGATAAACGTTTCTTCACTGGCAGCATTCATCTGAACATCACCTAGCGTAACAGGGAAAGCATTCACATACCTAAACTCTTTGTTCTTGTTGTTAGAACTGGTAAGTAATGCGACTGAGATATCACAGTAATCCGATAGCGATGGATTGTCAAAAGAAGAGAGTCTATGCTTGGACTCTACCATATTCTCCATCCAAGTGTAAATCTCCGAATATACTTCCATGTTTTCATCTAGTAAAACGTCCATTGATAGTGACGCAAATTCAATTTGATCACCAATAAAAGGAACACCAGCCAGACGAGGTCGACCTAACTTAGTCTCGCCGATTTCCATACTAGGATGTTGGATAGATTGTGCCGCAAAAGAGAGATAAGGATATCTCTCCTTGTTAATCAGCACCCGAAAACCCGTAGGTTGTAAATAGTTTGTTTGGCAATAATCTTTCATACAGTTATTTATACGTAAAAAAAACCCCGCACGAGGCGGGGTCAAAACGTTTTATTGTTTTTATTTTATACAGTCTTAGGCGAGGATATTGTCAACGCGGAAGATTCTGTAGTACTGGTTAGAACGAGCCGTTCCCAGACCTTCGTTCAATGCAGAACCACCTTCTGAGTAAGGATTACTTACCATACCATAACGAGTCTTGAACCCGATACGTGGTTGGAAGTCATTCTCACCAACTGCACGTACCATCTGGAGAGGTACGTAAGGGCAGTAGAATACACCAGCGTCATAAGGATTGGTGCCTTTGTAACCAACAGTTACATAGTCAGCAACCGCATATGGGTCGATGTAGACTTTGGTGCGTCCGTTAAGAACACCAGCAAACGTGTTGCCTGTGTCATCTACGTTCAAAGAAGTAGACAATGCAGGTGAGTAGTCAAGCATACCAGCGGCAGTCAAGGCAGTAGCAACATCTGAAGAACAGATGATGAAGTTACCCTTACCACGACGAGTTTCTTTAGCGATTACGTTACACTCACGCTCCAATTGAACCAAGAGACCCTTGAACTTCTCAACTGACCAACGGCCATCGGCGTCAGTAGCGAGGTCAAAGATACCAGCAGTCTGGATACCAGCCTGTCGTGAACCAATCTTCGCTTGGCTGTTGATAGTTCGGATAACTTCTCGGTTGATTTCAGCAAGAATCTCAGTTGACAAAATGTTTGCCAATTCTGTTTCTGCGTCAAGACCGTGGATTGCCTTAAGATCTTGTGCAAGTTCCAGAGTGTACTCTGCTTTCAATGCACGTGACTTAGCGACAACGCTGGTCTTATCAATTGAGAAACCCATCTCATGGAAAGTGTTTGCACCAGCGCCAGTCCCGAGGGCTTCTGCGTCAGCAGTTGACATACCAACACCTACGCTAGGTACGAACAAACCTTCTGAGTCAACAAGATCTGAGTCTTGTACGCCAGACGTTTCACCGTCAGTCGCACCAGCCAAACCTGAAGGACCACGTGAGTTGTGAGATCCAGCATTTGCTTCGTCATGTACACTGTCACCAGAGTAAGTAGTTTGTGCTTCGTTGAAGAGTGCTTCAGTACCTGCGGCACCACCACCAACTTTAGGCGTCTTGTATTGTGAACGCATAGCGAAGATCAAGCCCGTAGGACCAGTCATAGGCTGTACACCACATACATCATATGCCATCAAGTTAGGCATTGCGCGACGAACAAGAGCGATCAGGATTGGATTCCAGTTAGTAGCGGCACCGGTGCCACCGTCATTTCCAGAAATACCGTTTCCAGCCGCGTTAGCCGCAACTTCGTTCATCATACCCTGCTCATAGAGGGCTTTTTCTTGGTTCTCAAGTACCGCGGCAGTTACGCTACGACGATGTGAATCTGAAATTTTACCTGCAGACTCTTCGTTGAGTACTGGAGACCATTTTTCTACTAATTGATCATACGATTGCATTAGTATTCTCCTTATTTGTTAGATTTTTTGATTGCTGAAAGGTACTGAGACATTGCACCGTTAATTTCGGCGGTATCGTCAGACCAATCGTCAGTAGTTTCATCAAGAACTTCTTCAGTGATTTCTTTCTTAAAGTAAGACTCTTTAACAGTCTTGACTTTAGCAGTGAAAGATTCTTCATCTTCAAAGTCTAAAGATTCTACTAATGACTTTAACTTTTCTACTTCAGTTTCGGCCATATCACGTGCACTTTCGCGAACGATAGTATCACGCTGGAGGGCTTCTAACTGTTGTGACATTTCAATTGCAGTGCCAGTTTGTTCGTTGAGTTTTTCTTCCAACTCTTGAACTGTTTCTGCAAGTTCATCAACTAAGTCTACCTTGGTTTCAGGAACGTCGATGTAAGATTCAACGAACAAGTCTTTCAACGAGTTCATAAAGCCTTCAGCGATCTCAGTGCGAAGACCAGTCTCCACAGCGAGTTTGTTCTCTTCCATCCATTGTTCAACTACGTAGTTGAGATATGAATCAACTTTCTCCACGAGATCAGAACGAGTAGAATCAAGTTCTTCTTCCAATCGAGATTGATACTCGTCTTCTAAACGAAGAACTTCTTCCGAGATTTTCGTTTTGATTGCAGTTTCAAAGATGACAGCAGTTTTCACTTTAAACTCATCTGATAAAGTGGCTTCGCTTTCTACCAATGTGTTGAGTTCGTCAGAAAAATCGTAAGATGCTTCCGCAACTTCTTCTTCTTCAGAGATCTCTTCAACACCCATTTGATCCAGAAGAGCCTCAAGGTCTTCTTTCTTCATGGATGCCATCATTTTGTAGCCAGCGTTAACCATTGCAGCCTTTGCCTTAGGCGTATTGCCTAGAGGTGCAGGCTCGTCTTTGCCGTCTTTGTCGCCTTTACGCTTACCCGCTTTTTTCACTGATGCGGACGTAGCCGCTACAGATGCAACGCTTTGCGCTTCAGCATTCTTCATATCGTGACCTTCCTCGACTTGGTTGTCCTCATCGTGAAGTTCAAGGTCTAAATTATCTTCAGACATATTTGACTCCTTATTTGTTTGACTTGAGCAACGAGAGGAAATTTTTAAACTCACGAATCTGCGTCTCGTAAAGATGCTTTTTCGGAGCAGTTTTAATTTCTGTCTCCATTTCTTCAATTACTTGAGGTTGAATAATGCCATTATTCCATACCCACTCTACGCCTTCCATTATGCCATTGACAAATGCGGCTGGAGCGGAGGGATCTTGTACGATATCGACTGTATTTAAAATAAAATCGTCACGTACATAGTTAGCACCACCTTTACTCTCAAGACTACCCATACCACGAGTTGACACGCCTAGTTGAACGCCACCTTCAAGTAGACCTTTTACAATCTGACCCATAGGAGTATCCAAAATTTGTGCCTTTCCAACAACATCATTACCCTTCCATTCTAGTTGGGTAATGAGGTGAGAAACTTTATCAAGATTCACAGTAGGACCTTCGGGATGATTTAACTCACCCACTGCTCGCTTCTGTGCCACTTGTTCGGTAACGTACTTATCTACTGCCTTTTCCATGATGGGCTTAGGATAAATACGACCGTTTCTATTCTTTTGTTCTGCTTGTGCAAATACACCTTCAATGGCAAACGACTTAGGCTTACCATCTTTTGCTTCTGTGATCACCGTTTCAATGGACTGATCAATGTATTCTGCCATTAATTTCATTTACATTTCCTTAGCAAACATGACACCCATCTTTTCTGCCTCTTTCTGAGACCTATAGGTGTCTAATTTATCGCCGTCAATATAAACGGAGAACCCTTTGTTATCTTTATGAACCATAACCGTATGCTTGCTAACCTTCTTTTGGAAAACGTGTTCCCCAGCAGGCATGGATTTTGCTTCTCTTATGTTCTTAAAAGATTTCATAGTTTTATTTATACAATCTTAATTTTCAACAGGTTCTTCAACTTCATTATTATAAATTTGACCAGCAATTCGTGCTTTGGCTTGATCCAGAGTGTCTTGCAAACGATCACTTACCATGTCATTGAACTGTTTACCTGCTGTGGTAAAATCTTTCTTATCAATAGCATCAAGAAAATCATTGATGTCGTTTTTTTCTAAATCAACATCATCGCCAGTAACAGTACCCAGATCACCTACTGGACCCTGGTCTACAACTTCAATTTCTGGCTGTTCTAATTCTAATTCTACTTCACTCATTTTATATCCTCGCTATGTAAGATGTTTTCTTTAAATTATCATTAAGTTTTCTGCCTGTACTACCAGCAGTTTTGTGTTCTGAAAGCGTTTCGTCCCAGACCTGATCCGCAGCCGCATTCGCAATTGCAGTAACATCGGCTGGTGTAATCGCAACCGCAAGTGCTTCTACCGTAATCAATTCAACAATGTTGGATCGTACCAGTGACACTGAGGCACCTTCAGCAAAGAAGAACGGTGTTTCACCTGCTTCTCTAGTATATAGGTTACCTGTTATAGTCAATGTGTAGGACGATTTACTAGGTGCAGGTTGTATTCTCCAACCGTTCTCTAAGAAGTATGTAACACCCAAGTCTTGTGATTCTGTAATCGGGTCACCACCAACAGCAGTGAATGCTTTATCCCACACCCTTGCATCTGGCGCGTCTTGCGAAAATAAGATCCATTCTTTCCAAGCAGAGTATAGGTCAGTCTTTACGTCCAGTACAGTGACACCTTCGTTTACAAAGATAGTCTTGGTCGCACCGTCAAATGCAACCTTTTGATTTGGATGGCCACCTTCATCAGTGGGCAACCAATCCCACCACGTACCGTAGCGGATAGTGGTCATAAATCCCATTACTGAGCGATCTCTTTGAACTCTACTGTGAACAGTGCTCGTACATCTTCGACATCAAGTACCATCTGTTTGGCATAAACAGTCCACACAAAGTCTGGTCCAATGAACCCGAATAACTGTGGTGAACCACCCGTAGTTGTACCTGTACTTGTTACTGGTGTTGTCCAATCAGCATCGGCATAGAGTACCGCAGTGTTCAATCCTGTGTACTTCAAGTACACCTCATCTGTTGACAACGTGAATCCAGCAAAGTCTTTTGCTTTGTACAAACCACCGCCAGGATTAGGAGGAAACGTTTTTATGTAGGGCTCGCCCAATGTCCATTCACTTGCAGTAGCAGTTACCGATGTCGGGTTGACCCATGCAAGTGCGCCACTGGGTTGTGCAGAGATGTCTTTGTTGATTGAGATATCGTTACCATCAATCTCCATGACTACTGATCCCGCAGGAACGTTAGTGCCTGATACGGATGCGCCTACTGCGACACTACCAATTGCAGTCAGAGTGATAACACGACCCGAAGATGCAGTGCCACCATCAATCGTTTGAGAACCAGATGAAGAGTTGGTGATCGTTGTAATGTCTTCAAACTTCGTACCACCATCATCCGATGCGTTCTTGAATCCACCATTCTGAATATCAACATACGTATCTGTGAGACTCTTTTCTCCATGACCCGTGTACATATCTTCGAAAGCACGTTTGTTGGTTAAGCCTGATTCGTAGTTAACACCCGCAGTTGACAACTGGATTTCTGTTCCTGGCACATTTGTCCATTCATGCCCAGAGTGAACTGTTTGTGCTTGAACTTTCCAGTGTACTGTTGCGTGTCGGCTTGCACCTGCTTGTTTCATTGATTGCGTAATTGCCGCATCGAAGGCGGATACTGAAAACAATGTGGGAACGAATATATCGTGATTAGTTGCCCCGCTTGGTTTCACTGGTTGTGGTCTAATAGAGAACAACGGTTCAAACGATGCAGTGGGTACAACAAAGTGTGGTGAACTGAATACACGAGGCGAACCCAGTGATTGTAAATCAATATCAGTCTCAGTCCATACTGCGGCAGACCAAACACGAATGTAAACTTCTGTTGCCGCAGTTGCACCCGCATTACCACCGGTGAGTACTGTTGCCCAAGGACCAGCATCAATCTCTGCGTCTGTGTATGCACGAATTGCTTGACACTGTGGTAATGATGCAGTAGCACTCATTGGTTCGGTGTAACTGTTACCGTGGTAGTATGAGTGAATGACAACACGTTGCCCCTCAAAGAAAGTACCGAAACGAACACGTCCAGCACCATGCCACTGAATATCAATCCAGTACAGGTTGTCTTTACCTAGATCAAATTTCATACCAGATCTGTTAGAGAGACTACGTGAACCATCCAGAACATCACCATTGAAGGTATCAATACCCAATGTGGTTGCTGTGGTTGCGTGAGAACATGCTACCAGTGTATCTACTTTGGTGCCGCTAATGTTAGAACGTCTCTCAAGATAGAGAACGCCATCTGGACCTACATGGAACATAAACCCGTTGTTGGCATCAAACAAACCAAATCGTCGTGATACACCAGTTGCTACGGGTGAGTCCAGAGTTCCTGCACCACTGAATAAACAAGTTCCCATAAACAAATGAGATGAACCTGCGATGTAGTGATGGTATGTTTTTGCTGTTGCGGTTGCAAGGTCACCTTCGTTACTGACTGCAACC